GGAAATCGCAATAATGTGTAGATTATTAGAGATTTTCCTGATCCTGTTGGACTGAGGAGGATTGCCCTTTTTCTGGTAATGGCTTCGCCAACGCAGTCAAACTGATAGGAACGAATATCGAAAGGAAGATTAATGCTATCAACAAATAACCTAAGATCGGATGAATTGATGCGTATTCGTTCATTTGGATCGCCATATGCAGAAGATTGTGGATCTAGTATATATCCGCGTTTCTTAGCAAATTCTGCTAAATGATAGAATAAACCTGCAGGCAATTCGTTAGTAGATCTGCTATATAAGCGTATCTTACCATCCCACATTCTATTACGGAAAGCAGGCATAAACTTATAACCAGGAACAAAAAACGAGAAAAACTCATTTAGTTCTTGGCCTATGCCGCTATCGCAATCTATAAAAAGATTGGAATGATTTAACTTCCAGACTCGAATTGTTTCCATGAAATAATATTACGTATTGTTTGATGTCGCCATTTAAGATTATCTATAATCTCGGTTAAAACTTCTATAAGCGTCTTATAATACTGGATTTTTTCTTCTGATTTTTGTATGTCCAAATCAGAATTATAATAATAATCCATTTCACCCTTTAAGATCTTAAGTCCATCAGTTGGATCATATGTCCAACCTAATGCATCCATTCTTTCTTTTGACATTTTGCCATTATACCAAAGCCATTTATCACGCAACAATATTTTTTGTTGGTGTTCTGATTTTTTTAATTGTAGCTTAGTTGTAGAAAGAAGGGACAAATACTTAGAATGAAGCATAGGAGTTAGTCGAGAAGCTTCGTCTAATTTCATATTGTCAATTTGGCTATCTGTAGCCCACATCTCATGTATTTTCTTAAGATCAAACATAATATATCCTTATTGTAGTACTATGTATATTATACTACAAACACGTCTAAAAGTACATAGTTTATACTAATTCGAAATAATTAAATCTAAACGATGAACTAAAAACTATAAATTCTGTACCAGATGCGGTCGATTCAAATACAATATCACCCAACGAGGTAGGTACACAATCTATATATCTAACTTGTTTAGTAAGATTATTATGGCTTGATAAAATAGAAAGAGTGATATCGGCATATGTGGGTGGGTTTACCATAGCATTCCCCCGCCTCTGCGCCCGGGAAGGCACACCATTCAAGTTGTTGTCAAGTAACCTTCGCATCCAGTCAAACATCTCTGAATAACCTTTTAAATTTTCATCTAATATAATGTTACATGATAATTCGTTAAAGGTTAGTTTATCACCAGGAAATGGTACACCAGATACTTTCTGATACGGAACTTCAACAGAAGACATGATCATACCAGGGTGTGTAATATTTTGACAGAAAAACTCTAGGTTTGGATAGTTTCGTCTATCAATTGTTAACTTAAAACTGGTAGGTTGTAAGTAATTGAAATTTTCTGTTAAATCAGCCATACATCTATTTATACAAGTTAGAAAGAAAAATGGGCAGCCGAAGCTGCCCAAGTTCTATTAGTGTTATTGCGATCTATGCGCCGAGGATGTTGTCGACACGGAAGATTCTGTAGTATTGGTTAGTCTTAGCTGTTGCAAGACCGTCTGCCGGTGATGCACCAACGAATGGATTTGAGACCATGCCGTAGCGAGTCTTAAAGCCAATTTTCGGCTGGAATGTATCCTCACCGACCGCACGTACCATTGTTAGTGGAACGTATGGGCAATAGAAGAGACCAGCGTCGTAAGGATTTGTACCTTTGTAACCAATGTTGATGTAATCACCAGTTGCATATGGATCTACGTAGATTCTCATGCGACCGTTGAGTGTACCAGCAAATGTGTTGCCAGTGTCATCAACGTTAAGGTTTGTGTTCATTGCAGGTGCGTAGTCAAGCATACCTGAAGCTGCAAGTGCTGAAGCTACGTCAGATGAACAGATAGCAAAGTTACCTTTTCCTCTACGAGTTTCTTTTGCAATTGTGTTAGCTTCACGCTCCATCTGAAGAATCAGACCCTTGAACTTCTCAACTGACCAACGACCATCGGCATCACTCTGGATGTCGAAGATACCATTGATTGCTGTGTTACCTGTACCTGCACCGGTTTTTGCCTGTGAGTTAATTGTACGGATAACTTCGCGGTTGATTTCAGCCATGATCTCAGTTGACAGAATGTTAGCCAACTCAGTTTCAGCGTCAAGACCATGAATTGCTTTAAGGTCTTGTGCCAATTCCAAGCTGTATTCTGCTTTGAGTGCACGTGACTTGGCAGTAACAGTTGCCTTGTCGATTGTGAAACCCATTTCAGCAAATGCTTCACCACCGGCTTCGCCAAGTGCTTCAGCTTCTGTTGTTGTGTAGGCATCACCTGCATATGGACCAGTACGCTCGTTGTCAATGCTTGAGTCAGTGTTAGCATCGGTCAAACCTTCGAGGCCTGATGACCCACCGTTTGCAGTTGTTGCTGAATCACCTGAGAAACCAACAGCGGCTTCTGCGAATAGTGCTTCGTCACCATTTACTACACCAGCTTTAGTTGTCTTATAGCGTGACTTCATCGCAAAGATGAGGCCAGTTGGACCTGACATTGGCTGAACGCCGCAAATGTCATATGCCATAAGATTAGGCATTGCGCGACGAACGAGCGCAATCAAAACTGGATTCCAGTTATCGGCTGCACCGCCAGATGCTACAGTACCAGCTGCGGCAGAGTTAGTAGGACCTTCCATGAGACCTTGCTCACGAAGGGCGATTTCTTGGTTTTCCAGAATTGCTGCGGTTACAGCTTTTCTGTGTGAATCTTTAATAGTACCAGCTGATTCTTCGTTCAGTACCGGTGCCCATTTTTCGATTAGAGTATCATAGGATTGCATTTTGGACTCCCAAATTATTTTTGCGTTTTCTTGATTGCACTGAGATACTGTTCCATTGTTGATGAAGCAACACCGATTGGATCGGAGCCATCGTCATCTTCTACAATATCAGCGGTATCAGTTACTTTTTTGGTGAAGTATGATTCTTTGATAGTTTCAACTTTCTGAGAGAAAGTCTCGGCATCATCGAAGTCAATATCTTCGGCCAGCTTTTTAAGTTTTTCAACTTGAGTTTCTGCGAGGCCAGAAGCATGTTCACGGACAATTGCGTCGCGCTTCAATTCTTCTAATTCACCTTGCATTTCGATTGACTTAGCAGTTGTTTCATTAAGAGCTGTTTCCAGTTCTTCAACGCTTTCTGCTAATTCATCAACGAGATCAACTTTAGATTCTGGTACTTCGATGTAAGACTCAGTGAACAAATCTTTCAAGTTGTTCATAAATCCTTCAGCGATTTCTGTACGCAAACCTGTTTGGACAGCAAGTTTATTTTCTTCCATCCAATTCTCAACTACGTAGTTCAAGTAGCTGTCGACCTTTTCAACGAGTTCTGCTTTAGTAGTAGCAACTTCTTCAGCCAGCTCTTCGTTGTACTTCTCTTCAAGACGATCAACTTCTTCAGCCAATTTTGATTTGATAGCTGCTTCAAAGATTGTCTCTGCCTTACCTTTGAACTCATCTGAAAGAGTTGCCTCTTCTGCAACGAGTGCATTAAGATCATCTGAAAAATCAACGTTAATTTCTAAATCAGAAGTTTCAGCAATTGCTTCACCTTCTACTTCATCAACGTTAAATCCTTCAGTGTAAGCTGCTTGCAGTTGTTGTTTAGTCATTGCTTGCAACTTACCCATCATGCCAGCCATTAGTGCGGCTTTTGTCTTTGGCATTGGATCTTGTTTTGTTTGGTCACCTTTACGCTTTGGCGCAGAACCTGTAGCTTCACCTGCTTTATCAACAGATGCTACAGACTGAGCTTCAGCATTTTTAGGATCATGAGTTTGTGCTTCCACGATTTCGTTCTCGTCATCATGGAGTTCAATCTCTTGATCTGTAGTTTGATCTTCAGTCATAATTGACTCCTTTTTTATTTAGTTTTGAGCAACGAGAGGAAATTCTTAAACTCACGAACCTGTGTCTCATAGAGATTAGCACGAGGAGCTTTTTTAATTTCGGTCTCCATTCTTTCAATAGCTTGTGCTTCGATAATACCGTTGTTCCATACCCATTCAACACCTTCCATAACTCCATTAACAAATGCGCTAGGTGCAGATGGATCTTGAACGATGTCTACCGCATTAAGAATAAAGTCGTCTTTGACGACCATTGCGTTACCATTGTTCTGCAAGCTTCCCATACCACGAGTTGATACGCCTAATTGAACTTTACCATCGAGAAGACCTTTAACAATCATTCCCATAGGAGTTTCCAATATAGTCGCCTTACCCACAACATCGTTACCTTTCCAATCAAGGGATTCGATCTTGTGAGAAACCTTGTCTAAATTAACGGTCGGTCCTTCAGGGTGATTTAACTCACCGACAGCTCTACCTTTAGATACTTGATCGCCAACATATTTGTTAACTGCTTTCTCCATAATAGGCTTTGGATATATCCGACCATTACGATTCTTTTGTTCGGCCTGCATAAATACACCTTCGATAGTATAACTTTTACTACCGTCTTCCTTCGCTTCGGTCATGAATTCAAGGTGTTGATCTGTGTATTCTGCGATTAGCTTCATTTTTTAGCCGCCTTTACAAATTCCATTCCAGCTTTCTTCGCCATACCGAGAGATGGATAACTATCTAGTTTTTCCATGTCTATGTAAGTGATGAATTTGCCTTTCTCTTTGTGGACCATAACTGTTTTACCATCAATTTTTTTATCGAAAACATGTTCACCGGGCGGCATGCCCTTTCCCATTTTTTCTCTTAATTCAACAAATGTTAACATTTCATAATCCTACCTTTATTTATACTTTTGTTTCTTTCTACTTAAAAGAATTATTCTTCTTCTTCGTCTTCATCGTCATAATCTTCATCGTCATCATATTCGGATTCTTCTTCATCTTCTTCCTCTTCATCGCCGTCTTCTGCTTCAAGGTCAAGTTCGAGCTGATCGTCA